TCTGGATGCTGGGGTTAACCACCACCACAACTCCTGCACGACAAGAGCCGATGGATTGAAGTACAAAGGGTAAGCCACGGCACCGCAAATTCCCACTATCTCACTGTTAATTTCAGCAAGCCAAATGCCAACACTGTCGTTTTGCAATGATGACAAATAAAACTGAGAATACCCGGGTATGTCAAATTCAATTGAGCCGTGCATTGGGGATGCGGCATGAAACGACTGCGCCAGCGTGATGTACTGAGGCAGATCGGTTTCGGTTGCCTTACGAACAATCACTGCGTCACCTCACGGCCACTGACGCGCATGTTGATGGCGCTGGCGGTTCCTGCGATTGTACTGATGAAGTCGCCAGGGTTCAAAACCTGTCCGACCAACTCGGGAAACGTGTAGACCTCGGCAGGCTGAAGCGTTTTGGTCTTGGTAATCAGGTTGCTGTTGCCAGCGGACCCGGCAGTTGTCACCAAGTTGACCGAGATCGTGGCAGCCGTGGCGCTGTAGTTTGTCGCCGTGAACTTGTCAATGATCGTGGTCACGTTGGTGGCCGTGTACTGGGTGGTCTGGGTGTTCTCGACCGTTTTGGCCGGAACGATGTTTTTGACGATGACGGTCATGCTTAGACTCCTTGTAATGTCGGCGTTGACGCAATCGACACGGTTAAGATAACGGACGGCGTGGCTGGCCGCACGGGGCCGGTTTGGGCACCAAGGTACTGAATTGTAGTTGCGGCATCGGAAGTTGACCACATCAGTTCAATGTACTCATCCGCAGCCAAATCAATGAACAAATTAAGGGCACCGATCAGGTGACCATCCGTGCCACCGTGCTTGTTTGGGACGGAAAACTGGCTGTTGCTGTCGGCAACATCTACGCCGTTCTTGCGCATCCAAATATCGGTGTCATGGATGTTGCTGTCGGTGTTTACGAATTGAACGCTGAACTGCACGTTGTACACACCCGCAACTTCGCATCTGATCTTGGATGCGCACGTTCCCGTGATCGTGGTCGAAGCCACGGTTTGCGATATGCTGACCTGATAGGTGCCCGTGCTGCCATCGGTGCCGGTCAACTGAGACACGATGCGGGTGCCTGCTGAAACACCGGTGCCCGTGATGGTCATGCCGGGGTAGATTGGCCCGGATGCGATTGCCGTCACCGTCATGGTGGTTGTGGCAATTGATGCAGTGAACTCGGCAGTGCGGTTTTCCAGCGTGACGTTTTTGCTGAATTGTGTGGTGTCGTACAGTATCGGATAAGCCGTGGTGGTGGAGCCATCGGGCTGGTTGGCTGTACTGTAAAACGAACCGTACACATACTGGGGCAACTGCGGCGTTGACAGAGGCTGCACCTGAAGCGCGTAAACCTCTTTTTGCATCTCTGCAATTTGATCCACAAACTCCAAAGGCTGCTGTTGCAAATCGTTGACCTGCTTTTGCAACTCGGCAATCTGCGCCAGCAGCCCGTCCTGCGATGGGGTGATGTCACCCGCAGCCCTGTCGATGATGGCGTTGATCTCATCGACTGTCAGGGTCGGTGGACCTTTCTGCAAGTCACCCAGCGACACCTCGCTGCCGCTGGTCAGTTGACTGAGCGACAGCAGAAACAGATACCACGGCATCGAGACAAAACCTGTCTCCGGGTTCAAAAAAGGAACCCGTGGCTGCGTGATGGGGACGATGCTGGGGTTAGGCATTCGTCGGACTCAGCAGCAGTTCAGCGCCCATGATGGCGATCTTTACGGGGTCGGTGCCCGACACCTCGTACACCCGGTCGCGCAGCTTCAGGGTCATGCCCAGGCGACGCCAGATGGCGCGGCGATAGTATTCGCCGATCTTGCCGATGCTGACCCAGTGCTCATTGGACCATGTGTGGCCGCCATCGTCAGACCAGCGCAGCATGACCTCGGGGTCGCTGCCTTGACCAAGGTTCAGACCAGTACCCGACTCGCAGTCAAGCTGGAGGCTGTGGTGCGCGGTGCGCTTGAGGTTGTTCTGGCCGGTGGGCAGCGCTCTCCACGAACGTAGCCACTTCTGAATGCTGCCGTTGTCCGAGTAGTCGTCTAGATCGAACGAGTACACGTTGGCGTTTTGGTAGTCGCCCACCAGCACCTTGTTGTTGAAGAACGCTTGGCAGTTGCTGCGGTGACGAGTGAAGTCACCATTGGCAAACCCGGCCCGTTCGTGCCATGCCTGCGTTGCAACATCGTAGACCCATGTGGTGTCTGCGCTGGGGAAAATCAGCACGTAGAAGCTGTGGCCGTCTTGCTGGTAGGTGTACCCGATGGCATCCGACAAGTCGCCATACTGCTGGATGTGCCACTCGATGGCATGGGTCGAGATGCGCTGACCCGAGTAACCGTTGGCCCGGTAGACCATCCCCTGACCACGGGCGTCCTTACCCAGCCAGAACAGACCGTTGTCCATCTTGGCAAGCGAGTAGGCCGCAGCGCAGCCCAATTCGTTGAACGCGCCTTGGATGCGAGAAAACGGGAAGTCGGCGTTGCCGCTGTTGTACCAAACCTCGATGGAGTTGGTGCCGTAGACCCACAGTTGCCCGTGGTCCACAATGATGCCAACCACGCCGTCAGGGGAACCTTCGGCGCTGGCAAAGTCCAGCGGGTCAACCTGCGTGCCCTCAAGCAACGAAGTCACCCAGATTTTCTGGCTGTTTGGTTCGTTGAACACGAAATAACCGTCCAAGTAACCCACGGTCACGGCACCGGGGAAGTCCGGGTCGGTGATCTGCTGGAACACGTTGGTCAGCGAGTTGTAGATGTACGAGGGGCCGTTGCAAGCCACGAACAACTGGGTGCCGTTGTCTGCTATGCTCACAGGCCCAGTGCCCGTCACGCTGCCGATCAGGGTTACGGCGTAGGCGGGGGTCACCTTGTACAGTTGACTGCTGCTGACCACGTACAAGTTGCCGCCAAGCACCCACAGCCCACGAATGGGGCCGTTGCCCACCGCCACCTCCAGCTTGAGGCCGGGAGCGCGGTTCAGAAACGCAGGCTCCTTACCAGCCTCGGGCACGATCTCGGGGAACAAGTTGACGAGTCGGTTGTCCGCAGCGTTGACACTGCGGGCCACGTAGGATGAACCGAGGATGGGCGTCTTCATCAGAAGTTACCGGCGTAGATGTTGAACCGCTGACGATTTGCCACCACGGCATAGGGCAGGCTCATCACATCGTATGGGTTGTTGATGCGCTTCAAGTTGCGCTTGCTGGTCATGGCGATGCGCTGCACCTGCGGGCTTGGCTCCACGCCAAACTCGGGTGCGATCTCCATCGCCAAGTTGTAGGCAAAGGCCCGCATGTAACCCGGTGGGAAGAACAACTCGGTATTGAGCAACGCAGGCTGCGTCAACTCCTGCACCGAGATAAAGTGCCACTCCAAGATTTGCGTGGGCCGGGGGTACACGTACATCTCCACGTTGGGGAATGTGTTGTTGACAAAGATGACCTGCGGAAAGGTCGATGTCGATGTCTTGACAGCAATGCCGTTGTACTGGTCTTGGTTGATGAACTTGATGCCGTAGGACACGCCGCTGGGGGCGCGGTAGTACGTGGCGTCATCGAGTTGGATGGGGCGGTTGCCCACAAAATCACCAGTGGGGCCAAGGGTGCGCTTGATCTCGCCAGCAGGCCACGAGAAGATTTGATCTTGGGTGCAGAACACGGACAGACGCTCGGTGTTCCACGAGTCGATCATCTGGTTCATTGCAACCAGAGCGTCTTGACTTGTTGCCGCTGACGCCGTTTCACCTTCGGCAAGAATACCAAGCAGCCTGAGTGCTCGGTTGATCTGGTCGCCAGCGGTATAAGCCATTTCAGTTTCCTTCGGATTCGTCGCTTGCCGAAGTCAAAAACGATGGGACTTCGTTGGGCTGTTCGACAGGTTGTTCGGTCACTTTGCGAGTCAGCTTGTTGCGCACAGGCTTTTCTGCTTTCGGTGCCACCTCGACGGGCGTGTCAGGATTGTACCGTGTCCAGCCGTTTTTTTCATCTTCGATGATCTCGACTTCATTGGTGGCAACTTTGGCACCGTGGATAGGGTGTACGAGGGTTACGTTCATTTGGTTCTCCATGTGAAAACGGGGCCGAAGCCCCGTTTTACCAGTTGCTCAAGAATTAAGCAACGCGATATGCGGTCCAAGTGCCATCGCCGGTTTTACGGGCGAGGAATCGGGCCGATGTGTTGGCGCTGACAGCAGCCACGCCAACGATGGTCCAGCCAGTGCCGACCACCAGGGTGGCAGCGTTGGTGCCGCCAATGTTGATGATGCCAAACTCAAATGCCGAGTTCACTTTTTGTGCGCTGGAGACGTCAGCTTCCAGATCGGCCACGGTGGGCAGAGTCAGGTTGACGGCAGCGCCGGTGTATGTGAACAGACCATTGGACAGTTGAGCACCTGTCAAAGTTGCTGCGGCTGTCAGTGCTGTGGGAGCGCCTTGAACCGTCAGATTTGCTTCGCCGACGTTACCGTCGCCAACTTGATAACCGCTTGCGCCGTTTGGGAGTGCCATGATAATTTCCTTTCAGATTGATTTGAGAACAGGGGCCGAAGCCCCCGCTTGGATTAGCCCCAGATGCGGCAACCCATTTGTGGACGGATCGTGTTGTAGCCATACAGCACGTCAACACGGCAAGGCATGCGGTCGTTGTTGATGTCGTACTGACGAACAATACGCAGGCTGATACCGTTGTGAACGGCACGGCTTGCCATGTCGACGCCTTGGGGCAGCAACAGGTCAGCAGTGGCGAACGCAATGGCGTCACGGTGGTACACCATGTTCTGTGGGTAGCTGCTCGAAGCGGCACCAACGAACGTGACAGCCTTGCCGTTGGCAGGCAAAGACACCATGGTGCACAGGGCGTTACCAGCCGAGTACATCGGGGCAACGGTCACAGTGGCAGTGGTGCCGCTTGTCGAGGAGGCCAGTGCCACGAACTGGAACAGCGAACCGGTGGACTCACGAGTCTGGGGGTTGGCAGCGGGGCAGTCGGCGACGGTGAACACGTCACCAACAGCGATGGTTTCACCGGAACCAACAGTCAGAGTCAGAGTGGTTGCGCCTTCAGAGGTCACAGCAGCGCCGGTGGTGTTGCCAGTGGCAGCACGGGTGCCGGTGGTGTGCACTTTGATCGACTGGCTCATGTTGACTTCTTCGTAACCCAACACTTGCTCACCCATCATGCCGTTCTTGAACTGGCGAGAGATGACGTCTGTGGGGTTGAAGAAACCAGACAAACCGTTGACCAAAGCAGCGTTAGCGGCAGGGTTCACGGTAGCGTAGCGAGGCGACATGGTGGCGGCGTTCTCGTTCAGCTTTTGCTGGGCTTGCAACAGCACCAAAGCAGTCGATGGGGCAGAGCCGGGGGTACCGACAGAGTTACCGATCAGCTTGTATGCGTTGGCAACGTCAGCGTCCACGGTAGAGGCCAACTGGCTGATACGTGGCTTCAAGACACGCTCTGCGAAGTCGTCCAACTGCATGGTCAATTCAGCGGATGTGAAGTTGATGCCGATGTGCTTCT